TTGGCGGTTCCGGCTGTGGCAACCAGGGTTATGACGCCAAAACCCTCCAGGGCACCGCCTGACACGCGGGAACAGTATGCCGAACACGTTCGAAATCTTGATAACATGCCACAATTCAATTTGTCGGCCGGTGAGCGGTCAAACAATGAGAATATGCGGTGGAAAGAGGTAGTTGCAAATCCGGACCGGTATCTGGAAAATCGCGAGGCCGTTACCAGCCGTGCAACACACGACATTGCACCGGAATTCGAAACACCTGTTATCAGGCAGGCGCGGCGTGATGCTGACGGCAATGTGCTTCAACCGGGGACATTGCAGACGATCCGGGAGACGGTAGGGCCGCGGTTCGATGCCGCCGTTAACCCCTATAATCTTGAATTTGACCGCAGGACGATGCACGACATTACCAATTTAGATGCGCAGTATGTTCGGACGGCTGGGTATGACGCCGATGCGGTTGCCGCACTTCAACATGCAGCCGGCCACGTAACCGACGTGATGCTTAATAACGGATTGAACCCGCAAGGCCGTTTATTTCTGACCGGTGAGCAATATCAGCGGATGCGGTCTAGCCTGAATAAGCTTGCAATGAATTCGGAAGGGCAGCGAGCGGATGCGCTGCATGACTTTGTTGACGTGCTTGACCGTGGTTTTGACCGTTCTGTGGGCCGCACAAATCCGGCGGCCGTTGGGCAAATCCAGGAAGCGCGGCGGCAATGGAAGGCGTTTTTGACGGTTGAAAAAGCCGCCGGTGGGGCCAATGCAAATCACATTACTCCGGCGGCGCTGGAGGCCGCGGCGAAAAGTACCTATGGGAAGCGCGCGCACCTGCAAGGGTTCGATCCATTTTGGTGGGCACCGTCTGCTAATGCGGTGATCCGAACGATGGCGCAATCCGGTACAGCCCCACGGTCGCATGCTTTGGAATTTGCCGATCGGCTAGCCGGTGCCGGTGGCGCAATTATTGGCTCTCTTATCGGTCAACATACTGGGATGCCGGAAGGCGGTGTTCATGGCCTGCTAATTGGCCGTGAAGGTGTTGCACCGCTTATCGCACCGCCTCTTCGGGCTGCGATGGCGGCCGTTTCTCGAAATCCCGTTTCGCAAGCCTACTGGGGAAATCAGTTCCTTACCGGCCGGCAGCGTGTCGGCCTGCCGGGCATTCTCAACGCTGTACGCGAAGGAGCGGCACAATGACCTACCGAAATATTGTGATATCGAGCGGCCACGGCAAATATATCCGCGGGGCTTCGGGCATTTTGGATGAAGTGGACGAGGCCCGTCGCGTGGTTGACAAAGTGGCCCAGTTGCTTCGGGAGCGCGGCGTTACCGTGAAAACTTTTCACGACAACACGTCGCACGACCAATCGACCAATCTCGCAACGATCGTGAACTATCACAATTCACAGACGCGGGAGCTAGACGTGTCTGTGCATTTCAACGCCTACCAAAACACTTCAAAACCAATGGGAACTGAGTGCCTTTACGTGACGCAAGAGGCCCTTTCGGCGAAAATGTCGGCGACGTTGGCGGAATGCGGGTTCATCGATCGCGGGCCGAAGTACCGCGGTGACCTCTATTTTCTCAACAATACCGAGATGCCGGCTATCTTGATCGAAACCTGTTTTGTTGACTCGACGGCCGATGCGAACTTGTACGATGAACACTGGGATAGTGTGTGTGAGGCTATCGCCTTTGTGCTTGGCGGTTCCATGGATGCCGGCGAACAGCCGCCGGAACAGCCGCCGGAGACGGAACAGCCGCCGTCTGGCGTCCTATTCCAGGCCCGCGGTCCCGTCTCATGGTTCGGCGGGCCGGAGGACACCGGTGTCAGTCCTTCGGAGGGCCTGGCGTTCATTTATGATATAGACCAGGCGCCGCACCTGTTCCTGCCCTATCAGCCTTCCGGCACGACGGGCCTGGCGCGGCGGATGAACCCGCATGTGCACTTCATCGCCTGCCGGTGGGATTATGACGTGACCCCCAAACCCAGTCTCTTGCAGAACGTGGCTTTGGTTCGCAACCCGGCGAACGGTATGGCCTTGACGGCGTTCCCTGGAGACTGGGGACCAAATTCCAACACCGGCCGCGTGGCGGACCTCTCTAAGGGCCTCATGGATGACCTGGGGCTGACGACCGATGATATGGTCGAAGTGATCTATCCCTACCACGCTGGAGGCGTCGAAGTCACCGACGTGGTTGCATGAGTCCCCTTGAGGAAGTCTCAAAAGTCGCCACCGAAGCCGTGGGGGCGCTCAAAGCGTCCCCGATGATGCTGGGGTTGGTGTTACTGCAATTCGCCACATTGGCGGCGATCTTGTACCTGGCGATGGACCGCCAGAAAGCTGTGACGACACAGATCGCGGCGCTCCACCAATTGCTGGACCGCTGCATCGGGGGGAACTGAGTGGGAGCGGACAATGGTGCTAGTGAAGGGCAAGCCGGCCAGGACCCGGAAGGGGATCAGCCGGAACATCAAAACCGAGATGGCGGCGGGCCGGCCCCAGCCGCAGGCTGTGGCGATAGCGCTCCGGACAGCGGGGAAGGCCAAGCGACCGGGGAACAGGCGACGCTGACCGCTGCCAACGGCGCCAGTGTTCTAGCGGCCTTGGATGACCTCCGGCGCATGTTCACTGCACTGGGCCTGGAGTGGGGCCGCAGCGCCACCGTGCGCGAGAAGATCGCGGCCGACCTGGCCTACCGGCTGCCAGCCTCCGGGGCACCGCTGCGCTATGTGGTTCTGACCCGCGAAGAGGCCGAAACCCTTATTCCCGCTAACGTTGTGCCATCTTCGGGAGAAATATGAAAAAACGCACGAATTGCTGAAACCTCAACCTACTGATTATCTAAGTGGTTGAAACAAATCAGATAATTTTCAGAGGAAAGTATCTCATTTCCCCTGAATTGCTGTGGCAGAGGGACTTCTCTTACAACCGATTTCTGTATTCGGTACAGGACAAGAATTGTACCAAGGGCCAAAAAAACGTGCTTTTCCCTCAACTTCGATATGCGCTCACGGCAATTTCGATAGTATCAGGGTGTGGTTTTTTGAGAGCCTGGCAAGAAATCGTTGCGGCACAAGCAAGTTGCTAAAATGCCAACGACCCTCCGAAAGCTGAAAAAGGTGAATGATTTCAACGGTGAAAAAAGAACAAAAGTGAACATTGTACCAGGATTTCACCGGTGAGATTAAGTCAATGTCCATATACTTCAAGTGAATGTAACGTGATTTCAAGTACATGACTGCCTTTGATGAACCTGAAATGAATGTACCAAGCAAAAGGCCCCCGAAGGGGCCTCATTGCCATATTTTGTTCGCATTTGTTCACGGGAGGCGGGGCCGTCTCCCTCCCCCTTTGAGCCTGGCAAGCATGCCTTCGGTACGGTCCGCAATGGCCCGCTGATCGGTCTCAGAGACTTTCTGATAGATCGATTGCGTGGTTCGGATGTCAGAGTGCCCAAGGCGCTCGCTGATCGCCTTGAACTCGTGCGGCTGCGCTTTGCTGAGGGCGTCCGTCGCGTGAGTGTGCCGGAGCTTGTGAAGGCTCAGGTGCCCAAGGCCGTGCTGTAGCAAGAGGTAACGAAAGCAATTGGAGATTGTGTCGGGTGTGAGCGGTGCGGTGCCGTCCCTGGAAAAAACATAACCGTCGTGGGTGTCAAATCCGGCTTCAAGAGCGGCAGCGCGGCGGCGTTGCAGGACCCCGGTGGCCTCCGCAGATAGCGGGATTACACGTTCTGCGTTGTCTGTTTTTGGCTTGGTATCCGCCACACTCTGATCGCGGTACTGCGCCAGCGCAAAGCGAACGCTCAACCGTTGCCGGTTGAATTCGATATCCCGCCATCGCAGGCCGCACAGTTCACCGCGCCGCATGCCAGTCACAAGGCTTATTTGGATGACATCCTCCAGCCAATGGCCGGCAAGGGCTGCCAACAGCTTTTCAAGTTCTTCTTGTTCAAACACCTTCGGGTTAGGCCGCGGGACCGGCGGGGCATCGTTGCCAGTCAGTTTTTTCATCGGATTGACCGCAATCCAATGATCGTACTCGCAAGCTCTCTTAAAGATGCCGGCCAGCATGTCATGAAGCTGGCGGACGGTGCCGATTGCGAGCGGCCCACCGGGGCGAGTAGGCGAGCGCATAGCGTCATAAATCGCCTGGATGTCCCGGCTCGTTATGTCCTGAATGCGGACGCTCCCAAGCTTGGGTCGTACATAGCGCCCTAGCACTTCATCGTATCGTTCAACCGAGCTACGCTTGCGCCGCTCTCGCATCCCAGCCAAGTAGTGTTCCAGGTATTCATTTAGAGTGCGCTTAGAGCCGGCGACAAAAGTGCCCCCGGTGACCTGTTCAAGGATTTCACGTTTTCGGCGTTCGGCATCCCCAAGGGTGCCGCGAAGGCTCTCATAAGTATCCTTGCATCCCGGACGCACCATTCGCAGGCGCCAGTGTCCCGATCCCTCCGGCCGTTCTGTTAGATAAACCTTCATATCGCATCCCCTGCATATTCGAGGTTGACGTGAATTTTGAACCCGCTGGCAGCGAGCCGGGGCCGGGCCTTATCGATGGCGAAGCGCAATTCGGCGAGGATGTCAGCCGGGGGATGGTGCGGCACCTGGAGAATAGACGGTGCTGGATCATTCTCCGGTCTAAGGGCCGCGGGCGGCACCGGCCGCGTCGCGAATTTGACCTGGAGGGTATTAAAGTCGCAGCCCAACATACGGGCCAAAATTTCCATTCGATCCAAAGTCAGGGAGGGGGTGCCGTGCCGGATGAACCGGGACAACACGCTATCATCAACCCCCCAAGCTCGCGCGACATCCGCGGCTTTTAGGTCCTTATCGGCCAGCGCACCGCGCAGCCATCCATAGCGTTCACCTTTAGCCATTGATTTTACTCCAGTTTTCAGTGTTTCAGGGTTTCAGTTTCGCAGCTTTGACGTTGAGAATTCCGCAACACAACTCAACGGTGGTTGACGTGGTAGCATCTTTCTCAATAGTCTGTTGGTCAACCCTCAACAGACGTGAGATAAAGTACACCATGGAACCGGCTGCGTCAATTGTGCAGTCCCTTGGTGGCGTGGCAAAAGTGTCGCGGTATCTAGGGTTAACCATGTCGGCGGTATCCCGGTGGAGCATGCCGGTGGGCCGTCATGGTTGCGGTGGCCTCATTCCCGCGGCGCATATCCCCAAATTGATCCATCTCGCG